TACGTTTACGACTACATCATCCAGCAATGCCCGCAGATCAACGCTGGCATCCTCGGACGGTTCGAGCAGATGGGGCGCAAGACCTTGCACCCGCAGCTCCTGCTGACCGCATCGCCGGGCTTCGCCAAGCTCCAACGCCTCCCCTACTCGCTGCAAGAGCGATACATCGAGGAGCCAGTGCCGGTGATCGTCCACACCGAGGACGGCACGGACGTTCTGCTGGTCAAAGCCAAGGACATGACCAAAGAGCAGGCCGCGCAGGTCTTCGCCCCTGGACGCATCCGCACCGAGGGCGAGCAGAAAGCGTTCCTCGTGCAGCAGGCATCCCACCGCGCCAGCGACAAGAAGGAATCCGTGGACAGGCCGTGGAAGATTCGTGGCCACCGGGCAATCATCAACGGCGTGGAGTTCACGCGCAAGGAGCTTTACGCGATCCTCAGCCAGATGGAGTGACCCCGCAAAAGTTGACTTTCGCCACCATGCGGTGAATCCTCCCGCATGGCATCGGCTTTCTCTCAAGCACAGGCAGTCTTTCGCGCGATCCGTGGAAACCCCACGTTGATTGAGGCGAAAAAAGCCGAATATCTGGCTGCCGCGACTGCCATCACATCTACGACCGGCGGGATTCAGGTAGAATCTGCCACAGTCAACGGCCAATCATTTTCCGGCAAAGCAACCTCGACACCCGCCGAGCGTTTACAGATCCTCCAACTCGTGATGAGTATGATTGAGCGCGATTCCGCCGGAAGCCGAACCACCAGAGCCGCATTTCTATGATACTCGACCAATACGGAAACGCCGCTAGTTCATCCTTTCTGCGCAGGCCTTCGCGCCACGCCAACCTCGGCGGCGGCGACAGGCCGAGCGAATCACGGAACCTTCGTGACCTGCACAAGATCGTCACGAAATACGACCGCGAGACGCTGCAATCCGCGAGCCGCACGCTGTATCTCAACTCACCGCTGATGGTCGGCGCATCCAACCAGATCGGGATTTACGCGGTAGGCAACGCATGGCTGCCGACCTACAAAGGCAAGGACAAGGAGTTCGGAGATGCTGCGAAATTCTGGCTAAAAGATGAATGGTATCCCATCTGCAACATCGACGGCGACATCGCGGACTTTACATCTGACATGTTCGTTGACTCGGTAAGCATCGACCGCGACGGCGAGGTTTTCGAGTATTCGACGCAGACGAAAAACGGATACCCTCAGATTCAGCAAATCCCCTCGCATCGGATTTCGAGCGGTGAAAAGGATGACGGCATCCAGAAGACCGGCAAATATGCAGGCTACGATCTGTATGACGGCATCGTGTATTTCCCCGGCACATCAATCCCGGTCGCCTATTCGCTTTGCGACGTTGACGGCAAGCACAAGCAGTTCATCGAGAAGAAATTCATCCTCCACGTTTTCGACCGTTACTGGCCGGAGCAACGCCGGGGACTGCCGCTCTTCTGGCACTCCCTCAACAACCTCCGCGACATCATGCAGAGCGAAGAGTGGGAGCGAATGAACCTGCTTTCGATGTCAAGCCTCAACTACACCGTCGAGAACGAGACAGGTGGACCGGACATGGAAGAGCCTGGATACGTTCCGGGCGACTGCGGAAACCTCGCCGTGCAATTCCTGCAAGGCGGGCGCATCATGTATGCCAAGGCCGGAGCAGGTGAGAAGATCACCCAGCATCAAAACTTCCGCCCCGGCAACCCGTGGCATGAATTTTACGACATGCAGGCGCGGCAATGTCTGGTCGGCGCCTGCTTGCCAGCAACGCTCTGGAAACCATCCGGGCAAGGCACAGCGCAGCGCGAAGACATCGGCAAAGCGTGCCGCTTCGTCGAGGATCGCCAAGCCATCCTTGAGAAGGTCGCTAAGTGGAGAGTGCGCAAAGCGATTGCGTGGGCGATGGAAAACAACCGCATCCCGCAATCTGCCGACTGGTTCAACTGGGGATTCACCCGCCCACCGAAGCTCACGATTGACGACGGACGCAGCCTCAAGGAAAAGATGGCTCTTTACGACAAGGGGCTTATCAACGCCACCTCGATCCTCGGCGAGCTGTCGATGGACTTGGATGAAAGCATCGACGAGCGCACCGAAGAGGCAGCGAAAACCATTATCAGCATCCGCGAGAAAAACGCAAAATACGGCGTCGAGATCGACCCGCGCAGCATCCGACTTTTGACAGCCAGCGAACAACCGCAACCAGACGAAACCCTATCCCAACCATGATCACAATCGAAAACAAAGGCGGCAAGGTGAAGCTCAATGAGCAAGTCACCCAGGACAGCATCAAGCGCATGATCGACGAGATCGGCAGACTCTTCGGAGCAAAGGCCGTTGCCGAAGGTGCAGACTTTGGCGAGATCATGAACAGCGCGGAAAACGCCGTTGACGTTCTCGAACTCGAAATCAACAGCCCAGGCGGCAACGTGTTCGATGGTTACACCATCTACCAAGAGATCAAATCTCTGCAAGACCGTGGCGTTGTCGTCAACGCTACGATCACCGGCATGGCCGCCAGCATGGCTAGCGTTATCTGCATGGCCTGTGACAAGGTTTCGATGGTCAAGCATGGGCGCATGATGATCCACGACGCATCGAGCGGCACTCATGGAAACGCGGAATCCCTCCGCAAGACCGCCGAGCTACTCGACGGTATCAGCGAAAACATCGCGGAAATCTATGCTGAAAAAACCGGAATGGATAAAGAAGAAATCCGCGCAATGATGAAGCGGGAGACATGGATGAACGCAAAAGAAAGCATCGCCAACGGCTTTGTTGACGAGATCATCGGCGAGCAGGTTGACATTCGCCAAGAAAAAGCTGAATCTTCGCACATGAGCTTCCTCAATCGTCTCACCAATCCATCTTCCGAAGAGTCCATCGAGCGCATCGCTGCTCTTGAAGCAGACCTTAGCGCACAAGCTGCCGAGTTCCAAGCAAAACTCGACGCCGCCGAACTCGCGCTGCAAGAAGCCGCTGAAATCACGGCCGAGAACATCGAGCTGCGCATCAAAGCCGATCTAGTGCCAGCACTAGAAGCGAAGATCGCCGAGATGGAAGAGATCGCAATCATCACCGCCGAGAAGATCGACACAGCCGCCGCGCAAAAGCTGGCGAGCATGGGTCACGGCGAACCTCTTGATCTTGGCACCGTATCAGTCACCAACCAAGAAACCCTCTCCATCCTTGAGGTTTTCAAAGAGATGAAAGGTGAAGAAGCAACCCGTTTTTACGAAGCAAACCGCAAGGCAATTCTTGCAGAACAGTCTCAAATCAACTCTTAATCAAATACCACTATGGCCTCTACATTCGTTGACAAAATCTACGTCCAAGAAGTTCTCCGCGCATTCACCGCTGGACTTCTTCCTCTCTCTGCCTTCACCCGCAGTTACTCCAATGAAGCTCGCCGCAAAGGTGACGCTATCATCATCCCTCGCGTTTCCGCACTGGACTCCACAACCTTCGCCTATGCGAACAACAGTGGCAGCCCATACGAAACCGAAGCTGGCACCATCGCCGCAATCACAGTCAACCTCGATCAACATCAAGTTGTTGGCGTTGACCTGACCGACATCCAGTATGCCACCTCCGGATCTGCTGACATCGCCAACTTCGCTGCCAACCAAGGCCGCGCACTTGCTCGCAAGTGTATGCAAAACGTGTTCAACGCACTCACCGTGGCATCTTTCGGCAGCCCTGCCGCAACTGCCGTAACCATCGGCGGAACTGGACTGGCTCAAATCCGCGCAGCACGCAAGACTCTCATCAATCGCCAAGTGCCAATGGATGCAGTCTCGCTCGTTGCGAATCCAGACCTGCACTTCCAACTTGAAAGCGATGCGAACATCACGCAAGCGTTCCAGTATGGCGGCAGCGAAGGCATCCGCGAAGCTCGCATCCCGCGCCTTCTTGGCATGGATGTCTATCAGACCAACCTCACCACCATCGGCGCCTCGCTCTCGATCATCGGCTTCCTCGCTCACTCCGACGCGCTGGCAGTTGCAGTTCGCCAGCTCCAGCCGCAGGACGGTGGCGATTCCTACCTCGCAGTCGAAACCGTGACCGATCCAGAAACCGGACTCGGATTCACCTATCGCCGCCACTTCAACCCCGGCAAGGGTCGCCACTTCGCCAGCGTTGAGTGCCTCTTCGGTATGGCCGCCGCGCTCACCCTCGGAATCGGCCTTATCGCCCGCACAGACTAATCTCTCGGTGTGTTCATGTTCCCATCGCCTCACCCTCACAAGGGGTGGGGCTTTGTGGGCAAGGGGTATCCCCTCCCAAGAAATATGAAAATCAGCCTGTCGGTTATTACCGGAAACTGTGAGAAGGACGTTGAGCGTTTTCTGGATGTATTCCAGCCGCATTTTGACGAGATCGTGATGGTGCGAGCCATCGGCAACCAAGAGCCTGATGGGACGCTTGATATTGCAAAAGCTCGCGGCTGCATCATCAGCGAATATCACAACGCCCGCGACTGGCCGCACGTCGATGACTTCGCAGCAGCTCGCAACGCATCCGCCGCGCTTTGCTCTGGGGACTGGATCGTCTGGGCAGACATGGACGACACCGCCGAAGGGCTGGAGCACCTCCGCACCCTGCTTGCTAAGCTGCCGGATGATGTCGGCATCCTAAGCATCCCCTACATCGTCAGTGACCAGGGCGTGATCGGCAACTTCCGCGAGCGTGCTTGGCGGAATAATGGCAACTATTCATGGAAAAACGCGCTCCACGAAAACCTCGTCCAAGTGGGCGGCGAAACCGCTAAGCAATCCCAGTCGAACGATGCTCGGATCATCCACATACCGCGCCCGGATCGGGAATGCTCGAAAGACCGCAACCTGACCATCCTCGAAAGCATCCCGGACGAAGACCGCACCCACGCGCACACCTTCTATCTGATGATCGAGTATTCTCGGCGCAGAGACGCACGCGCCATCGAGCTTGCCAGAGAGTTTCTCGACCACCCAGAGGGCGGGCTGGCGGAACGCTTTGAAACCTACATGACCCTCGCTGCCATGGCCGATGACTACGGCGACAAAGCCGCGATCTACACGCAGGCATGGACGGAAGACCCAAGCCGCGCCGAGCCGCTGTATGAGCTGACAGCCCTTTCCATGTCCTGCGACGAGCCGCAACGGG